GTTCATTATCAGCAGCAGGACTTAAAATTGTCGTTGCTTTTATAAATCATTGGTATAATGATGGACCTACAAATGCTCGCATCAGATGTTTATTGTTTGAAAATATTTATCATGCAGTAAGAATATGTGGAGTCACTGTGTACCAACTCAAAGGTGGAGTTCCATCTGGTGTTGGAGGAACGACGTATATTAATTGTTTATATTTGATCCTTGCTATGCATAGAGTTTTATCAAAACGTTACAAGTTAAACGTAACTGATTATGAAATGACTTGTTTTGGTGATGATAGTGTAATCACAACGGATATAGAAGGTATTAGATGTAGCGATTTAGCTGCAGATTTTAAAACCATGTTTGGTATGACTTATACTCATTGGAGTAAAGAAGAGCATAATGAACATGATACCCTTCTTGATATTCGTTATTTAGGACGAAAATTTCAAAGGGAAAGAGGACTTATGAAAGCACCATTAGAAGAGCGAGTAGTGTTGGAAATACCATACTACAGTGAAATTGGTGAAGCTGCATATATGGCCTTCTTAGATTCATTTTTCCAAGAATGTTTTCAACTTGGACCTGACTTTTATGTAAAATATACTACTATTTTACTGAATGAGTTGCATAGGGTTAGACCCCATTTGTACTTATTAGCATGTAATAAACGCTTACCTTATGGTGAGTTTGAAAGCATGTGTTATTATGGTAAACCTGAAGTTCCTTCAGATTGGCGTAATGTACATGTTGAATCGAAAACATTTGCTAAGGGAAACCCAAGTTCAAATTTAATGGAACGTGCTCTACACGACTTGAAACCAGACCAAGATCTTGAACTTGGTAATTCTTCAGCAATAGGTGAAGTTGATAAATCAGCTACTGCACCTGTTATTTATCAAGATCCATATAAAGGTTTTCAATTTACTGAACAAGAATTAAAACACTTGTTGAGTCGTGATATTAAAGTAGGTACTGGCACATGGTCAACAGCTTTAGGAAATGGAGCAATTCAACAAACTCTAAATTTTCCTGATGTTTTATTTGCAG